CGTAAGTGTTAATGGTTATGATAAAGACGCAGCATTATTACAATTCCCTAGGTATGTGAATGCACATTCAGATTTAGTTAAACATTTCCAGACTATGCCAGAATTAAGTGTACGTAGAGCCGATGTGTGTGTGCCCACCATTAGAAATTATGGTGGTGTCAATACGTTGACTGTGTTAGGTAATAGTAGTGCTCGTATGTTTGGTGCCCAGTTTAATACTGAGCACGGGACTATGACAGTAAGGGATTGTCTGGAGTACACATTAAATACAATAAATGGAGATTGTGGTTCACCAGTAGTGTGTCAAGAGACAACATTCATTAGAAAAATAGCAGGCATCCATATTGCTGGTAGTACTGATGGTACCAAAGCTTATGGACAATCTATTACACAACAGGACCTGCTAACAACTTTAGAGCAATTTTCCAAGGTCGTGACAACTGACTTTGACTCTTTGCCTAATATTGAGACTAAGAGTGTCAAGTTACAACAAAATGTGGAATATAACGAAGAAAGTCTAATTAAATTATTAGGTGTGGGAATTGATACATTTGGAAATTTGGGGGATTGTACGAATAAGATCTTCGTACCCTCAAAAAGCGACATAAGAAAGTCAATATTTTATGACAAAATTGATCCAGTATTGACAGCGCCAAGTGTACTATACTCTCCTGATGAAGATATTATGATTAAGAACATGAAGAAGAATGCTATCAATACCCCCTATATTTTAGATTCTGAGGTTGATGCCGCCGTGAGCGAAGTGGAACGGTTACTTTTAAGTAATCGAGACCCTGAGCTTGCGCGTGTGTTAACCTACGAGGAAGCTATAAGGGGATGTGATCATTCGCCCTACCTTTCAAGCCTCAATCGTCACTCTTCGGCCGGCTATCCTTGGGTTTTACAACGCAAAGCGGGTAAACCAGGAAAGACCGGCTGGTTTGGTGATGATGAGGTATTCCTATATGATGAAACAGTAAGAAAAGCTGTGGAAGCTCGAATTAGTGATGCCAGCAAAGGTATCAGGACTCCCACAGTGTGGTCTGCGACTCTTAAGGATGAACGTAGACCCCTTGAAAAAGTATTAGCTCGCAAGACACGAGTCTTTGCGAGCGGTCCCCAAGATTATACGATAGCCTTTAGGCAGTATTTCTTAGGATTTATAGCACATATAATGGAAAACAGAATTGATAATGAACAATCAGTAGGTACTAATGTGTACGATTATGATTGGACTCGCACGGCGAAGAAGCTTATGACCAAAGGCGATAAGGTGTTTGCTGGCGATTTCTCTTCATTTGATGGCACATTAAATAGCAATATTATGAGTAAATTTGTGTCAGTTGTAAATAAATTTTATAATGATGGTCCAGAGAACGCTCTTATTCGTGAGGTGTTGTTTTTGGACGTTTATAATAGTATTCAATT